TATTATGCGTACTTGTTGCTTCAGCATAGTCAGCCTTGAATGTAAATACTTTTGTTGCAATTTGATCCAATGCCAGCTGATGTGCATCAGATGTTTTGGTTTTGAAGTTTTTAACAACGTACCATTGACTCGAAGTTCCTTGTACGTCGATAGTTGCCTCTGCTTCAAAGCACAAAGACGGATTTTGTGGGTCGTAGTATATAATTGTAACTTTCTTTTTGTCTCCCTTGAATGTTGGCAAATCACCAATAATAATCATACTAGGAATCTTAGGTTGTAATTTTGAATAACTTAAATTACCAAAGTCGTCATAAATATTATTATCTTCATAAATTGCAAGTTGTTCGCCAATATCCTGAATACTAGCAATATAATTATCTCTAATTTCTTCTTTGGTTAACGCTGTATTGTAAGACCTAATCGAGTACAAGTCAACGGAACAATAAGGTGAACCAACTGTGATATTCACAGGTGTTGTCTGCTGAAGGTTGTCATTCTCTACGTAACGAGTCACTTTGGATTGTACGCCATTTAAATAAACATACATCAAACGATAATCAGACCTTGGTTCAATAACAAATGATACCAAAACCTTTTTCTCGTCTGTATATTTACAATTAATTTCAGATTGTTCAGATGTCAACGTGGCAGTATCTGCTGTAACCGTAAATCCAATACCACCGCTTAAACAAGAAATTGCCACAGCTTCACGGTTGTTCACATCTCTGATAGCAAATTCCATTTCAATTGTTCTGCCTGTCTGTCTTGCGTCAGTTTTAAACGGCATAAAATTAATAGTAGCCTTTGCATCACCAGACAATCTTAAAGCCGTATCACCATTTTCGTCATTAACCCAACCAGTAGACTCCCAGTTGATATACTCAAATGTTGTAGTAACATCACCACTGACCCAAACATTACGATCATTATCGCTATTAGATTTTCCTGCGGCTTTAAGCTGAAACTCCAAGTCCGTTTCTTTCACAGAAACGTCAATGTCATTTTCAACAACAGTAATTGTATGAGACTTATTAATGGTTCCATAAGTAATAGTAAAAGTGACTTGGCCAGTAGGGTAGTCTCTTGTGCTCCAAGTCTGACGAGTTCTGTTTACTGTTCTTCTTGATGTAGAATAAACTTTACCATCTTCAACTATAGTTAAAGTAATTTCTGTTTCCATATTTGATGGATCATAAACAATAAATGGAATACTAACCAACTCGCCTTGAGTTATAGAATTTACGCTATATGCAGAAGCTATCATAGGCGTTGTTGCGCCATCTGTAACACACAAAACATCAAATAGCAACTCATTACTTTTAACATCTGTGCCATTAATAGTGGCAGTTGCATAAATTTTTAACAAATGAGTGCCGTGATACATTGCTGGAATTACCTGAGTTTGCTGCTTACCACTTTCGCTAACAATTGCCGTAGTATCTACACCATCAATCACAAAGTGTATAGTTTTTTCAACTGCGCCATAAGGAATGTAGCGAACACTAATGTCCCCACTATATATTTGTGAATCATCAAAAGTTGATGTAATTTTCAAGTTAATAGCATTGACTGTATAAGATAAAGACTTATTATTGCTGTATATATCCATACATGTCAATTTCACTTCATTAGCACCCTCGCCAATATATCCAGAAATATCAAGACTATTGTCTCCAGTAACTATAGTTGCCGTGCCCTTCAAAATGCCACCAACATAAATGTAAGCAGTACCATTGCCATCGTCTTCACTAGAAGCATAACTAAACTCAAGATTTGCTTCTCCACCAACAGCCACAGTTAATGTATTAGAGTCTAATAAATTCTTGAGTGTAATTGTTGCACTCGAACCACCGCCTCCGCCGCCACTTGGCAATGTTACAGCAGAGCTATCAATTGGAACACCATCTTGTGCCAAATATAATTTACTATCAATAACAACAAGATCGTTTGCCATGCTTGCAACTTTATTTTTATCGGCAGTAGTATAATCATTTGTAGAAAGCCCCTTTCCAGAGACTTTTGAAACTTTATTTTCGTCCGTCCATGCCTTAATGGACTCAGTTACCATTTTAAGCGCTTGTAAAATATCCATTTAAGCACCTCTTTGATATATATTTTATAAAGATAGGTGCCCAGTCACCCAGGCACCTTGTTTTAATAAATTTCTGCGTCGGCTTCAACCTTAAATTCACGTATTGGCCATACAAAAGATCTTGAAGCAAGTGTCGCAGTAGAACTAAAAGTAATCGAGCAAACATTGTCTTTGCAATACACTTCATTAAATGTTAGAGTTGTTGGAACGTCATTAGTAGCTAATACTCTTAGCACTTCTGGTTGTTTCTTGATTGCAATAGATGGAACTGCTCTCAAAGAACATTGAGCTGTAAACGTCACAAGGTTAGGCTCGTCTGATGCTGATGCAAAGCCTGGACTACAAATAAAGTCCAAAATTTTATAATATCTTTGGCATAGCACTAACTCCTCCGCATAAGGTCTTGGAGTAAATGGAGTTGCAGTAGAGCCTACTTCTAACTTGGCCCATTCGATTGTCACGCTAGTACCATTTGTTTTTGGCAGCAAGAATCCAACGGCCTTTAAGTTGGTCGCAGTAAATGTCATTTTAGTCGTGCCTGATGGTATGGCAACAGTTTGAGAACCTGTATCGCCATAGGCATAATACATGCTAATATTGCCCTGTAAGTTTGTAATATTAAAACTAAAAGTAAAAGTACCAGACAAACGATGCTCAAATGTTTGATAAAAATATCTGTTGCTATTTGTATTTCCCGCAACAGTAATGCTTCCACTATTTACAGTAGTTATTGTTCCATAGCTTGCACGCCATCTATCAATATTGTACGTGTCCTTGCCGCTTGTTTTACTCTCATACGATGTCGCGCCCCTCTGATTAACAGGATTTCTAAAATCGCTATTGATCAGCAAATTAGGGTTGCTAAACATATTCTTCAAATCAGGTAGATTTGCAAGTGCGTTATAGTCAACAGGCAAGTCTCCCTGTTCTGTTCTAATTTTTGTTACATATTGAGCCATTATTTTCCCTCCCTTGAGGTTTTATCTTTTGTTTAAATATATTTATTCGCAAACGTGAGTTCCGGTAACAATACCAGAATCAGTTGCGGCTTTTTTCCCAATTGTAATATCTTCTGCTGTGGCATCAAATAAGGTTAACTCGTCAACTACTACGCCAACAGTTTCGTTGCCGTCCTCATCAACCAAAACAAAAGTTTTGCAGTATCCTGTGATACCACCGACTAAATTACCACAAATCATACCACAGTCACCTCCGTAATTAGGACATCCATAGTATAGTTCTTAGTAGGCTTGCCACCGATAGCCCATGCAGTAACAACACCATTATTGTTTGTAAGCATCAGTGAAATCTCTGCGTCCTGCAATTCAACAATCTGAGTTGGTGTTGGCTGCAAATCTAATTTACTGTTTGCGTTAACACCACTGCACGTCACTACCTGAGAATAAGGATTGCTACTTCCTGCCCATGCGCTTGTAGACATAGTAATTGTGGTTAACTTAGGGTTGCTAGCAGTAGGAGTGTCAATAATACCACCCCATACTTCTTGCCAAGTTCCATCAGTTTTCTTAATTTTTAATACTGGCATATTAACACACCTCCTTACATAGATACAACGCCATTAGCGTCAATAGTTAGATTCAGATTAACTAGCTGTAGTCTGCCATTAACAACCATGAGCACTTTGCCATTGTCAGCTTCGGTAATTTCAGGCAGGTCTGGTACAATAAAAGACGGGTCATTTGCGGTATCAACCCAAATATCGCCTGCAACTGCGCCAGCTGGCTCTGTATCTTGAACATAAATACCAAAGTCATCTGCAGTAGCCTTATTAATAGCAGAGCTGATTTGATCTGAAACTTTAGTGTCGCCAACTAAACCCTGCAGTGTAGCTAAATCACTTGCCGCAGCTCTAGAAGTGTCAGTTGGGTGCTTGTGGTCGGAACGAGCGACAGTAGAAGCAGAACCAACAGAAGCCGCCCCGTCCATTACTGGGGCTGTAGTAGAATACGTTACGTGGGTGCCATGGCTAGAGGCCGCCGCTCCAATGTTTGCAGGAGTTACAGTCTGCCACGTATTATCGTTACGAAGGAATTTTGCATTATTTGCAGTTTCTGGTGTAGGAACGTGATTGCCGTGACTAGAGGCAGCAGCGCCAATAGCAGAAGGAGTGATATTAACTGTTTTTGCAGTGGAACCATTATAAGTAAATAGATTAGTTCCCTCTGTGGAACCACCATTCAACTTTACAGTTAAATTAGCTTTCACACTATTAGCAGCACCGCCAGCACTAGAAGAACCAGCATAATTATGTGTATGATCTGTATCAGATTTATTGGCAATTGCCGCAGTTATCTGTTCAGAAACCTTTTTATCTCCAACCCACTCAGTTATTTCTGCATCCGTATAGGATTTCGCATTTGTAAGCGCAATATTAACCTCTGTCTTCGTTGCGGCATCAGTAATACCGTAACCACTTAAAGTAGTTGGGTTTGTTCCAGCAGTCACGTGGCCCTGTGCATTAACAGTAACACTTTTATAAGTGCCTGCTGTTACACCTGAAGTTGGGTGAGTATATACTGTATCCGCAGCAGCAATTGTAATTTTATCATTTGTTGCATCTGGAGTAATAGTAACATTACTTCCTGCTACAAGCGTTAAAGTGTCTGTTTTTGTGTCTGCAGAAATTGTAGTAGAACCTACACTAATATTTGAAAATGCGTTTTGGTTGACTTCTGCGCCAGATGCAATACCAGACAATTTATTTTTTTCATTGGTTGTGTAATCATTGGTAGATAGGCCTTTCCCAGAAACCTTATCAACCTTATTAGAAATAGCAGCTGAAATCTGCTCAGAAACAGGCGTCATGTCAGTAAGTTCTTCTAACTTGTCATAAATAGCCTTATTCTGTACTGGGTTAGTAGAAGTGCTAGACAACGTGCTGTCTACTACGGTCTTATTAGCGCCTTCGGCAATGCCTGCAAGCTTATTCTTTTCTGTCGTAGTATAATCGTTTGTAGACAGACCTTTACCTGAAACCTTGTCTACCTTGTTGGCATCAGCGAATGGTAATGAGCTAACAACAGTGTTTCCATCACCGATTTTGAATCTTTCATACGAAAAATTTGAGTCTTTGTCATAGACAATGAGCTCACCCTGTTTAGGGATGAAATTAGTGGCTTTAAGCCAATTGGCTTCCGTGTCATGTTTATTTATGACACGGACATTATTAAAATTTTTCTCGGCCATCTTTATTTCTCCTTCAAATCATCATTCCAGATTTTAGAGAAGAGGACGGGTGTCTTTTCAACCAGCCCTATTCTTAAATTAATTTTGTATTGTAAAAAGAGTGGGCCATATTTCAGACCCACTCTTTTCTATTTAGTAATTAGTTAGCGCCACCGCAGTTGAAGATGATAACATCGCCAGCGGTCTGAACCAGATCGTTCACATTGCCAGTCTTAGCAATAGCAGCCAGGTCAGCATCATTAGCCTTCTTGGCAATCTCTGCTTCCAGAGCAGCCTTATCAGTGTTGTGCTGATTGATAGCAGCAGTCAGGTCAGCAGCCTTAGCATAGTCGCCAATCTTCAGAGCCTCGATGGCAGCCTCAATCTGAGCAGCAACAGTCTTGTCGCCAACCTTGGTTTCCAGAGCGTCAATGTCGGCCTCAGCCTGGGTCATTCTAGCCTTTAGGCCAGTAGTAGCAGTGTTCAGGTCACCCTCAACAGTAGTTACACGACCAGCCAGAGCCTCCATGTCAGCCTGAGCAGCCTTCTTGGCAACTTCGCCTTCCAGGGTCTCAACATCAACAGCAACACCATTGATAGCTTCCTGCAGGCCAGCCTCAACGCCAGCCGCACGAGAAGCCTCAGCAGCAATGTCGTCCTTATTCTTGTTGATGTCAGTTCTCATGCCATCAGCGATGGAGCCATGATTCTTAACATACTGTTCGAACTCATTGATAGAGTTGATAGCGCCCTCGGCATCAGGATTGCTCATGATGGTGTTAATCTGAGTCTGCAGGCCAGCAATGTCAGAATCGGTAGCATAGGTATCCTCAACAGCCTTCAGTCTGGTCTCCAGGCCACTCTCGATGCCCTTAGCTCTGTCAGCCTCTTCCTTAACGGCGTCCTCGATCTGCTTAGCAACAGTCTCGTCGCCAACCAGTTCATCTAGAGCGGCAATAGCATCAGCATTAGCAGTTACCTGCTCCTGCAGATCGGCATCAGCATCCTCACGCAGCTTAGCCTCAGCAGCGACAGCAGCAGCAATCTGAGCCTCGACATTGCCCTCGCCATCACCAAACTTGGCTTCCAGAGCAGCGACTCTGCCGTCCATAACCTCGTCCAGACCATCGGCATAATCCTTGGCGTTCTGCTCAGCAGCGTTCCACTTAGCAACGTCACCAGCCTGGATCAGGTTCAGCTCGGACTCAACAAAGGTGTGAGAGTGGTCGATAGCTTCCAGAGCGTCAACACGAGCGCTCATAGTGGTGTTCAGGCCATTAGCATGAGCAACAGCCTCGCCCTTAGCGGTAGCGATAGCAGAGTTCATCTGCTCAGTAGTGCTATAGTTAGCAATGACAGCGTTGATAGACTCTGCAACGGTCTTGCCACCAGTGAAGCCATCAACATAACCCTTAGCGTCGGTTAGAGCCTGAGCGGCAGCGCCAGCAGCATCATAATTGCCAGCCAGACCATCAGC